TTCTGTATACCCAATACCCCAGGTCCTTCCTCGATGAAGAAAGAACCTCCTGGTAGATTTGCTCCCGCAAGCACGATGAGTGCTAGTGTCAATAAAAAGTCAAAGTCGCCTCCAAAGAGGAAGCGTTACATAGTGAATAAGAAAGGAGAGAAGAATGGAAAAGGGAAGAGATTGCGCGCTGACAAGCCCAAAGGACCACCGAGTCTAGAAGAGTCGGTGGATGGGTGTGTCAGTGTTGTGATGGAGGTGTTTAGGTGTTTTGGTTGGAAGGGGAAAGACCAAGACCGCGTACGAGCCAGGGCTACGGAGCTCTGGACCTCACAGGCGAAGGCGCTGGATGGAGACTGGAATCGTGTGGTGAAGTGGAAGCTTGCTGCTTTCTTCTCGCACCACATGAAACAGACCATTCCTAAGGCGCCAATGCCAGATGAGGGCCACCCAGGCATTCTGCTAGGTGGCTCGGCGTACAAGTGGATGGCTTCCCATATGAGTAATGTTCGTTCCGATCCGGTGAGGATCCGTCAATTCCGAGAGTTTCTGCTCTCAATTCTCCAGTCCAAGAAAGGGATGCCGAAACCGTCTCAAGTGGAGGTGAAGCGCAAAGTGGAAGAGGCTGTGAAAAGTCTCACCACCAAGCGCCCCCCCCTCAGAGAGGCATGGTCGGTATTCCCCGGAATCGACCCACGCCTAGAGGGCGTGCGTTGGGCGGACATGGAGGAGAAGGAGAGAGAACTTGAGGAGATGAAAGAGTCGGAGGAGGCGCGAGTCGCAAGACTTCAGAAGACTCTGGAGAACTTAATGTCTCCAGAGCTCCTGAAGGAGCAACTCGAGCGCCGTGTTGACGAGCTCTTCGGCAACTGGCTGAAGGAGGACATGAGGGACGTGGATACAGGTGAGCTTTTGCACGAGACATTAGCGACGATGACCTTTCCTAGCACGAGTGCGAACTATATTAATAGTCGGACAGATGCCGGGGCCGTGGGGACTATCATGGAGCACGATAGCCTCCTCGATGGTCTCCGTCTCCCAGGGGGATACCTGCACATCCGGAGCCCTCTCCCAAGGCCTCCAGTTGCGGGGGTCGAGGACGACCCGGAACGAAGGAAGAGAGAAGATGATGATGAATGCGAAATGAGTGAAGATGAGGTAGAGAGTGAAACACCACTGTACATGTACGATACCAGCGGGCTTAAGCTGGCAAGTACAGTTCTCTGGGGCCGGATGTTAAATGCGGCGGAGGTGGAAGAGACCGAACAGCTCGTCAAGGCTGTCGGCCTCCCAGAGGCGCTCAAAGTGCGGACGATCACAAAAGGTCCCCCTCTAACTCAAACGGTACTGCGCTCCGTCTGGAAGTTAATTCATTCCAGACTGAGGAGGCATAAGTCGTTCAAGTTGATAGGGACCCCCGAGACGGAGGAGGAAATCCTCAACGCCATGGGGCGGAAGCTGCCTGAGGGCCATGTGTTCCTTTCTGGGGACTACAAGGCCGCTACGGACAACATTCGTTCTGAGGCTTCGGAGATCGTTGCGCGTAGAATAGCGACGTGTATGGGGCTGCCGGAGAGTATCACGGAACTCTTCGTCGGCAGCCTGGTGGGTCATATATTTGATCATGATGGAAAGAAAATGAAACAAGAGTCTGGACAGTTAATGGGTAGTATTACCAGTTTCCCCATCCTCTGCATCATCAACGCCGCCATGTCAGGCTGGGCTATCGAGAGTGCCAATGGTCAGGGACCAAAGTTACTCAGGGACATGCCGCTGACAGTGAACGGAGATGATGTCACATTGAGGGGGGACAAGGACGTATACATTTACTGGAAAGTCGTCACTGCCTACGCAGGACTCGAAGAGAGCGTCGGGAAGACGTTTCTGAGTCGAGAGTGGTTGACGATTAACAGCAAGCTCTTTGTCTATGGAGAACCACACGACATCGAGTGCACACGCCCAAGCCGAACCGACCCTGGTACCACAGAGACCTACATAAGACAGTGCCCTTTCGAACAGATAGGGTACGTCAACATGGGACTCATGATGGCTGAGGGGAGGAACGGAGTAGGTGTCCAGATGAGAGATATGAAAGGGATGAATACTATAGGTGCTCGTGCCAAGAAGCTGATGAGAAACTGCCCAGAACGTCTCCAAGAGCCCGTCTATCGACGGTTCATTGAGATGAACAAGGAGTTACTCGTAGCGACAAGGCTGCCATGGTACATAGAGGAGTGGTTGGGAGGGCTGGGGTTGCCGAAGTTGTTCGAATGGACGAGGAATAGTGAGATGGACCTGAGAATGGCCCCCTACATTATCCTCAACATTGCGAAACGACGACCGGTTTCCCTTGCTACCCAGACTGAGTGGAAGGTTCGGCGGTTGACGGAGCGAAGGCTCCCATCCACCGGACTAACAACCGACAAAGACCACCCGGCTGTGCGGGCACTGATAGATTTGAATGGTGCGCTAGCAATGAACCTTCTCTTCGACAGTAATGTGCAGCTTAAAGATCTGTACACGAAAGTCGGTAAGGAGGTGACTACTAGGACGCTTATAAATAGGAACGCGAAGCTCTGGATTCCGCCAAAGGGTCGGCTGCCGAAGCCAATCCCGGAGGAGCTACTCCAAGCTGAGCGATATGAGTTTTTGCGTGTTTTTGATAGAGCTGATAGATCAGCCAAGCCCACGACCCCCCCTTCAATCCTCTCCCTAAAGGAGAGACTGAAGCGGCTGGAGGCGGCGAGCCAAGCCATTGTGGTGGAGCCATTACTGGCTCCACCTCTCTCGATTCCACCTGAGGTGGAGGAGATCAGTGGCGACCTGAGACAAGTTCTGAGGGAGAGATCCCTCTGGGACGAGTTTCAGGCTCGGGCGGCACTGGAGCACGAACGTGCCCTTGACGAAACGCCCACCCCTGCATCGAGGGTGGGTCGCGCAAGACAGAAGAGTGATGATTATGATGAAGAGAGATATAACTTTGACTATATGAACGAGGACGAGTTGGTAGACGAGATTCTGGAATCGTGGTTAGACTAGGCAAATGTCTATCCATGTGACAGACGGTCAGAATCCTGACCGGACGGAGAGCTGGAACAAATTAATGTTACCAAAAACTCCCACGAACAAACCAACACGTGCGGCGCGGAGGGCATGCTGGCCTAGCATGTTCTAC